AGATATGTCTAGTCAAATCAGCACTTGTGAATAAAGACGCACTTGCAGTCAGTGTAGTCCCTGATAAAGAAAGAGTTGTTGATGTTGTATTTATATCCTGAAAAGGGTGAGATATTTTAGTAGCTGTGCCTGGCAAAGCTGCTTCTTTAGCTAAATACCTTAACTCAAATTGAGTATCTCCTGTTCTCTTTAAAATAACAGGTTCAATAGTACCGCTACTATGAGTCATAAACAAAACGTCTGCTGATTGTGCAAATCTCCAACCTGATCTATCAAGAGTACTCGGAAAGTATAACGGGTACCCTGCTACAGAATCAATTACAGTAGTACATACAGTACCGTCTATTTTATACACTTTAAAAGAGTTAGAATCAGGAGAAGTAGCACCTGTAGTCAGTACTATATAATAACCTGATACATCATCAGGATTAAAAGGAATAACAGAGGTATTACTTCCTGTAGCTAAAGGACTTGCTTGTTCATGCAAGTAAACTAAGCCTGGTCTTTTTCTTACTCCGCCTGTAGGCAAAGTAACCATATTCTGAAGCTTATCCGCTGCCTGTTTATACTCTTTTAGGTCAGTACGTCCTTTTACTCTAGGACTTACTTCACCTATTGAGAAAGCATTTTGAGTAATATTAAATTTACCCATTTAGTACCTCGAATTAAGATATACATCATTAACAGAATCAATAAATGATCCAGTTGTACCAGTCTGAGAGTCTTTTGATCTAGCTTGTTTTATATAAGCTTCGTAAGAACTTCTCCAAAAATCAGTTTGTGTACCTGATTGTAAAATAGGATAAGATAAATCCCAAGCAAGCCTTAAAGATAAAGCTTCAATGAACATTGGAGAAAACAGAGATACGTTATCTTCTCTCCTAACATACTTTATTTTCATCGTGCTATTGTTTGTAACTATAGTATCGCCTTCTTGGTCCCAAGGAATCTCAGGAGATTCAACGTCTATAATAGACAAACAATCAGCAGGTATTTGATAGGCGTAAGTATAACCATAAGCAGGAGCAGTTGCTAACTGAGCTAAACTAGCTCTTTTAATTGCAAACTTCCAAGTACCGTTCTCTAGTACTTCATCTCTTAAAAATGGGTATCTTGCATTACAAAGACGTGCTTCTTTAATATCTTGTGTAAGACTTGTAATGGAACGTCCACCAAGTTTGATTAATGCAGAATTGCAGATGTCCAAAGGTGATGACATAAAACGCTCCTAATAAAAAGGAAGCCCTCCAATTAAGGAGAGCTTTTATAAATTAAACTAAAACGTAACTAATTTGTACTTTAATAGTTCCTGATGTACCAGTAGTAGCAACAGTTCCTACTAATTCTACTTCTGTTTCTGCTCCGAAAGTCTTGAAAAGACCAGCGTTGTTAGCAGCATCAGTTGCTTTTTTAATTTGTGCAGTTGTGTCCATAGCAGCATCAATGAAACCGTTTGGATCAGCAGCGTCTACACCATTAGCAGCCCAACCTAAGTCGTACTCGCCTGTAGCGTCAGCAGGTGAAACAATGATTGCTTCGATAACAGTTGCACCTTTTGGAAGTTTACCAATTTTAGCAATGTCACCAATAGCAAAAACTTCTGTTAATACAAATTCTGCATATAGATTTTTTACTCTTCCGTCAATATCACCTTCACCAACTTTTACACCGTTATTGTAAGCGTTGTTGTACTGAGTTGAATATTTTGTAGCCATTTTTATTCCTCGCTTTTAAAGGGGCCGAAGCCCCTTCATATATTATTTATAATTAAGAAACTGTAATTTGAAGTACTTTCTCTTCTTCCATTCTTACAGCACCAACACTCATTTGAACGTATGGTTGGACACTATAGTTCTTGTCATCTCTTTCAGAGATACGAGCTTTAATGTCTTGTCCCATAGAAGAAATCATTCCTGATGGAATCCAAGCAATAAGTTTCTTACCACCTGCTGCAGAAGTACCTGCTGCGTCATAAAGACCAGTAGTTACGTTATACTTAACTACATCAGCTTCAGTCTTACAAGCTTCATAAGGAATAAACTTAATACCCATGAAAGTATCTACTTCACCGTTTACAAGAGCTTTAACACTGTTGTAATCAGCACTTCCAATTTCTGTAGAAGCTAAAAGATTAGATTCAGATTCAGCGTCAAGAGTCATATAAATTGTTGGCTCTTCTTCTGTAATTGTTTCATTAGCTCTGAAAATTTTCTTAATTAATCTTAATGTATTAACATTAAGACCAGAAAGAGCAGAAGATGCAACAGAAGCAATTTTTTGTGTTGTAGGAAGAGCTACTGTAGAGTCACCGTTTTCACCAGCAAGAGCACTACCGATAGCAGCATCATAAAATACTTCATCTTTTTTTCTGTTGAATCCGTTTTTAGCAGCAATAACGTAATCGTTTGTTGGATCGTTTAAAGTTCTGATTTTGTCCATATCGTCTACAAGATCAGCCCAGTTAAAATCTTTAAGAATTACGTTACGTCTTGAATGAGGAGTATCAATTTGTGGTGTATCTCCATGACGATTAACCATCTCTACTGGATCTACTGCACCGATTCTATCGAATCCCTTCATTTTAGAAGATTGTGTCTCTTGTCTAGCGTGTCCTGCTAGTCTTGACTTCTTTTGTTGAGCAACATGATATACTGTGTTGCTAAATTCTTTAATAAACCATTCTGTTATCTGGAATGACATTATGCGTTATCCTTGTTAAAGTTAATAATTAATAATTTTGTTTTATTTTCGTTACGCTACCCGAATCTTCGGACGAACTAACGTGATCTTTAACTGGACTCAGAAAAGCTACCCTATAACACGTATGTTAATAGGATAACCTCTCTTAGCTGTTCGTGTCAATTATTTTTCTCTATTTAATTCAGGATATGCAAGAGGAAATAGAGCACTTCTGTCTTTCATTATTTGTTCGTGCATTGGATGGTTTTTATCTCCAAAAGCTTCATGTGATTGTAACTCTAAAATCTTTCTCTGAGCAGCATCAGGAGTATAACCACTTCCATTAGCTTCTGAGTCACCTTCAAATCTACCTTCACCCATGCCTTGAGCAATCTTATAGAAAGTCTTAACTAACATAGGGTCGTTTCCGTATCCTGTTTCGTTAAGATATTTTTGAAGCTCTTCACCGCCAAACTCTTTAACCATGTTTGCAGCAGCAGATAATCTTTTATCGTATTCTGCTCCCCACTCAGTCTTTAAGGTATTAATAGCTTCATTTTGCTTGTTTTCAATGCTTTCCATGATACTTTTTTCACTAGAAATAGCCATCTCTTCTTGAAAAGAAACAAGTCCTTTTAGTTGAGAAGGTAAAATACCTAACTCATGTGCTTTAGCTTTTAAGCTCCCTAAAGCATCTTCAGATAATTTGGACCCTTCAGATAAAGCTACTTCATATCCATCTGCTGTCTCAGGACGACCTAGCTTATTATAAATATTGTTCCAGTCCTCTTCTGTAGCATACTCACCTGGTACAACAATTTTATCTTTACCAAAGTGCTTCTGAGCATTAATATAGCTTTTCGCCATATCTTCAACAGACTTGATATGCTCCATATTCTTGTCGTTACGGAAATCTTCTGATAAAGCATCTTTCCAGTTGTCAGGTATTACTACTCCTTGTGGAGCAGGTGCACCACTATCACCGCTAGGTTGATTACCGCTATTAGACTCACCAGCACTAGAACCAGCTCCATCACTACCACCCTCGCCCAAAGCTGAGCGTAAAAATTCTTTCTTATACATGGCTACCTCCTATAAAAGACCACTTATTATAATGAAAATTCTTTATTATAATCTTCTTGACGTTGAATAGAATCATCAAGAAAATTCTCATCTTGAATGTTTAGTTTGTGAATTATGTCGAGAATTACCGAACGTCTGCCTTCATTAAAAGATGTTCCATGTGGATCACCCTTCACATATCCATTTCTGAAATATCCTGTAGATACCATTAAATCATGTAAAACGATTCGTCCGTTCGGTCCTTTAAACAGGGCTTTATAAGCCCCTACTAGTTTCTCTTCTGGAGTTATCTCTTTTTTACTTTTCACCTAGTGTCTCCTTTTATTCCATTACAGGTGCAAGCTTGCTGACTGTTTCCGCTTCAGCAGCTTCCTGTTCTTGTTGTTGAGCTTGTTGCTGTGCTTGAGCTCTTTGTTCTCTTAATTGTTTTAATTCTTTAGATGATCTCATTATATCTTGTGGCAAGTCAAACATACCAGCAGAATATTTAAATGCTGCATCAGGGTTTACGTTGTCAAGTATTGAAGGATCAAACTCAATAAGAGGCGATACTGTCTGTATTACTCTCATTAGGTTATCAGCTTCAGAAGCTTTCTGCGCCTTAGCAATTTGAGATACATAGTTGACGTTTAAATCTTTTCCTGCTATTTCTTGTGGAGGATCAGGGAACATTCCCTTCCTTAGTAATATCCCGAAGACCCTTTCCACTAGAGGTTTTAGTAGTTCATTGTGCTGTCTACCTAAAATCGGACCAAGCAGCCTCAGTTGTTCTTCAGTCCTTTGACGAACTTCTGTCGCTGTCATTTGAGGTCCTTCCCTCAGCTGTAATTGATCGGCAAAATATGCCTGCTTGATTCTAATTCTAATATCGTCCATAAACGCCTGACCTAGATCAATTCTAGGATTAGTGTTTATAGGTTCAATTCTATCATTAGTCCCTGCTCTGTAGTGATTAATACCGCCTGGATATAATCTTACTGATCTGAAAAAGCCATCATCAGGGACTTGTACCGCAGGATCAATAGCTTTTTGAGCTCCTCTAATTTGTGTCTTCATTACTTCATTAAGCATTTTAATATCAGGCAAAGATTTCATGCCTGGCGATCTTCCGTAAATCTCAGAAGATATTTTAGTCCATCTAGGTACTGCGTAAGGAAATTCGTTAAACCCTTCTTCTTTAAGAATATGACCGCATTTCTCTAACCAATAAATACTAGAAATAGGTTTTCCTTGTGGAGATAAAGGACCAAACCTTTTATCTCTAATTAAATCATCTCTAGGCTCTACTGAATGTACAATATCATATTCTTTTAATTCTAAACTTGGATTATGTTTTAAATCACTTCTAATGTCTAATGGAAGAGATTCGACACCAAATTCTTGAATGATCTTTCTAACTTCCCATGTAAAGGTACGATAAACAGTATCAACAATTCCTTTACTGTTCTCTTTAATATAACTCTCATAAATAGGACGAGAATGAACACGAACTATTTCTTTA